CGATAGTGGCGAGGACGAGGACGACGAGGATGAGGACGATGATCCGCCAACTCGAAAACTCAAGACACCAGCCGAGTTTGTAGCCATTCGTCGAGCCAAGAAGCTTGAAAAAGACTCTGGCAAGGCAAAGGGAGACAAATCAAAGGGGGGAGCAGCAGATGATGGAGATGAGGACGATGATGGCCTCGCTCCAGAAGATGCAGCAGCGATTGATAGGCGAGTAGCGAAAGCTCTTGAACCCGTCATCGCAGAAAGGGAGCAAAAGGAGGTCGACTCTACAATCGCCAACTTTATTTCCGACAACCCCGAGTTCAAGCCCTACGCGGTGAAAGCAGCGAAATGGGCGAAACACGAGGCGTACAAGAATGTTGCTATAGAGCAAATCTTCTACGCAGCAGCTGGTAAAGACCTTCTCAAAATTGGTGCCAAGCGCAAGCAAGGAGCTGATGATGAGTCTCGAAAGGGACGCACAGGAGGAGGTGGGGACGGTGGGGATGAAGGTCGCTCGAAGTCTTGGCACGGTGCATCTCACGATGACATAGGCAAGGAAATAGAGCGCGTCAAACTCGGCGGACGCTAGCACAACATCATCACTTACTAGGTTCAATTTATTCGACCAAAACTATGGCTGAAACAACTCGAACGCAAATCACTAAGGAAAACACGGAGTTTTACGACCGCGTGCTTCTTTACCGTGCCGTTGCGTTCTTCGTCCACACTAAGTGGGCACAGGTTCGTGATATCCCTCGCAATGGGGGTACGAACGTTATCAAGTTCCGTCGTTACGGAAATCTCACCGCAGCTACCACAGCATTGTCCGAAGGCCAGACCCCTACAGGTTCACAGCTTTCTATCACTGATGTAACAGCGACGGTGGCGCAGTACGGTGACTACATCACCATTACTGACCGTATCGACTACGAGAGCAAAGACCCAGTGCTCACCGAGGCTGCAGAAATCCTCGGCGACCAGATGGGGGACACACTCGATATTCTCACCCGCGATGTTCTCGCAGCTGGTACTATCGTGTACTACTCTGGTGCATCCTCTACGTCTCGTGTGACCGTCGGAGCAACCGACCTCATCGACGATGTTGACATCAAAATCGCGGTGCGTACTCTCAAGAACGCGAAGGCGCGTCGAGTGACTCGCATGATAAACGCATCGACTGGCGTGGCTACAGAGCCTGTCAACGCAGCGTACGTCGGCCTCTGTCACCCGAACACTACTTACACCCTCAAGGGACTTACTGGCTTCACCACGGTGGAGAAGTATGCCTCTACCATGAACGTCATGGAGGGAGAAGTTGGAAAGCTCGACGAAGTTCGCTTCGTGGAGAGCACCAACTGTAAGTTGTTCACCGCACTTGGTGAGGCTGGTATCGACGTGTACGCGACTCTCATTATGGGTTCAGACGCCTACGGTATTACTCGCATCTCTGGAGAATCGATACGCAATATCATCAAGCCTCTTGGCTCTGCTGGTACTGCCGACCCTCTCGAGCAGCGAGCTACCTCGGGCTGGAAGGCGACGTTTGTGGCTAAAATCCTCAACGATGCCTTCATGATCCGTATCGAGCACGCAGTCGCTGCCTAATAGCTCTGGAGTAAGCGAAAGCAACGCCAGTCCTATGGGGTCATTACAAACCTAGAGCAAAAACTCACATGAGCGAAACAGCTACCAAGGAAGGAGTAAATACATACGAGGGCGTTGCATACAACGAACTCCGAAAGATTGCCTCCGACCGAACCCTTCCTTCCAACGGAACGAAGGAGGAGCTCATTGCCCGTCTGCAAGAATCCGACGCCACTGGTGGTGACATCAAGAACGAAGGAGACAAACAGGAAGGCGATGTACCTCCAGCCGTGTCACCTCCTGCTCGAGTAGAACCATCATCCAGCCGAAAGGTAGAGGAGAAGTTCCACTCAAAAGCAGCGATGACGAAGGCACACCTCGCAAAGCAACCGAAGGTTATGATTTTCATTCCTTTCGAGGCAGGTGAAAACCCTGAACAAGCCTCCAAAATCCAGATGGTCGTGGGCATCAATGGCTACCAGCTGAACATTACTCGCGGGACTCCCGTAGAAGTGCCACAGCAGATAGCCGAGATGGTCATGGAGCGTCTAGCCAGCGAAGGCAAGGCAGGAAGCCAGCACCGAGTCTCGGGCAACCCAGACAAGGAAACGGCACTCGCGGAGTAGTCACTCCGATAGCGACGAAGCTCACCCAGTAGAGCAACGAAGCGAAACCTTATTCACTGGCTAGCACCAAACACATGGCTGCACCTACAGTAACGACCTCGAGCGCACAGTCTCAAGTGGAGCTTTACAACCTCCTCGTGGCACTTCGCGGACTCGATGCTTCGGCGACCTTCAACCCTACGTCTCTAGTAGACGCAGCGGGAGAGGAGACGACCATCTTGGTCGCTGGAGCAGCGCTCGGTGACTTTGTACTAGCATCCTTTTCTCTCGACACTGATGGACTCACCATCACTGCATGGGTATCGGTTGCGGGAACAGTTACCGTTCGCCTCCAGAACGAAAGCGGGGGTACTCTCGACATCGGGTCGGGAACCCTTCGCGTTCGAGTTCTTCCGAACTAACGGACTGGGGCTTCATCGCCCTACTCCCTGCCTTCTAACGAGGGCACGGAGATAGGGCGAGGAACCCCGCCATAACATCACCTCTATGATTGGAACAACCTTTGCCTCATACATCCGCCTGCGGACGAAGACGAACAGCACAACCCTCACGGACGCGACCATCGTCATTACCGCAAACGTGATTAAAGATGACCTCGCATCAAAAATCATCTCAAATGTGGATGAAGGTTACTTCGACATGGAAATGGTGCGTGACCTCGAAGCAAACATCCGCGACTACACCTTCGAGAATGATGTAGTGAAAAACCTCAAGTACGCTACTGCCAAGCTTGATGGCACAAACCCTGTCTACCTCACTGAAAGTGATTGGGGAGCTATCGAGGGAGAAAAGAAGCCACTACTGGAGGACACGAGCATTAAAGAGCTGTACGCAGCTCGTAACCCTCAATTCCTCATCACTGGACGTTCGCTCAAGATACTCTCGGGCAACAACATTGGTGCGACTGTTGATGGACTCAAGGTGGTTGGGGAAGTGTTCCCAGAGGACATCACGCCGACTATGCTCGCAGCTACGACCGAGCTATCCATTCCCTCAAGCGATACACAGCACGCTATTCCGCGTGCTGCTCATCGTATTTGGGCAAAGATGGTGGTGGTCGAGTATAAGCAGTCGCGTGAGAAACCTATCCCACTGACCGAGGATGAAAAAAAGATAGAGCTTGATCTCGACGAACTCTATAAGGAACTTCGGAAGCGAAATGCCGTGCGCTCGTTCACAGCGGGTGTACCGCAGGATAATGGGCAAAATTACTAGACCTAGCAAAAACGACATGGACAATGAAAAAATCCAAGCAGAAGTCGATGCTTTCGTAGCTCTCCCGCGTGCAGAACGCAAGGAAGCCTACGAAGCTCTACCTCCAGAGGTAAAGCGCAAGGCACGCAAGGTCATCGAGGCGAGGCGGGGTATCTCGCATCGCGCCGACGGTGGCGACCTCGTACTCACAAAGGAGACGTACATCTCCGAAATCCTGCGCGTGCAGGGACGTGTTGACGAGCTCCCTGAAAAGGAGAAAGCCCTCAAGAGCAAGCTGGCCGTGCTCAAGAGTGCATTACAAGACAACTTCGGTGACGATGCTCTCGGAGAGGCGGAAACGGCTCTCGAGAACCGCGTTGTCGTAGCTAACACCTAACGTATGGCTGATGTAATCTACAACAGTTTCAAGCGCGACATAATGAACGGGGGCATCGACCTCGATACCGACACCATCAAGGTGGCGCTGGTAACGAGCACCTATACTCCCGACCAAGATGTTCACGATAACTTCGATGACGTGACCAACGAAGTGTCGGGAAGTGGCTACACAGCGGGGGGCGCCACTCTCGCATCGGCCGCTGTAACCGTCGACAACACGGACAATGAGGGCGTGTTCGACGCTGCGGACACGTCATGGACAACTTCGACCATCACCGCCCGCGGTGCCGTCGTCTACAAGAGCACAGGTACGGCTTCAACCTCGAAGCTCATCTGCTACTTCGACTTTGTATCGGACAAAGCCAGTTCTGCTGGTACGTTCTCTATCTCGTGGAACGCAGAAGGTATCCTGAACCTCAACTAACAACGTGCCGAGCTGTACGGCTCGGACGTTCGCGACTGCCTCTCGGTGAGGGGCAGTAGCGAGCGAAAGCTCAAACC